ATGACACATTGCCCCTCCAACCAGCAGTCAACGTCCAGCCCGGTGCTCAAACGGGATACCATCTGGTGAGCGGAGATGATGTGCCTACTGGTGGTGCGTACCACCTCCTGTCTCGTAGCGCATCAGGTATCCCTAAGTTCGCTGTAGGTCAGAAGGCTACTCCACTAGAGACATGCCCTGAATGGATGCAACGTGAGATGAACTGGTCATTCGTACCTGATGAACTCACGTTCCTTAAGACTAAGCGTTGTCTACCCCTAGAGCAGTTGTTCTTCGGGATGGAGTTGGAGGTGTCGACCAAGCTATCACGGCAGGAGATACAGCACATCGTGACCATGATTGAGCCTAAGCAAGAGGCGTTCTTCTTCTTCAAGTCGGACTCCTCTATCGGTGGGCGGTACGAGGTGCTTACTGAGATCGTGACCATGCCTATGACAGTACGCTATGCTAAGCAAGCATGGTCTACGTTCATGCGTAAGCTGGACAAGCTGTGTAAGGCGAAAGGTGAGTCAATCGGTGACTACTTTGATGTGAGTGATAGGCTGTCCAATGGTCTGCACATCCACCTAAGCAAGGCTGCCTTCGATGCTGGTGAGTACCGGCTTGAGTCGCATAAGAAGCGGTTCATCACAGCGTGGAACCTATGGGATAAGGAATCGCAGGATTTTTACCAGAAAATTTCCAAGCGTATGTCTGCACCTCGTAACTCCACCTACTACCACACTCACCCTAGTATGGATGGGCGTACGTTGGCTCGACGCCTTGCTAATGGACCCGGCATCACGTCACGTAATGACTCAGAGCAGCGTCACTCTACCTGTCACGAGACAAGCAAGACAGTAGAGCTGCGCATCTATCAGGGTGTGTTTAATCTCAATCACATCTTGGCCTGTATTGACGTAACCAAGGCCACCTTCGAGTTCACTCGTGAGTGTCCTATCAGCAAGTTCAATCAATTCTATACCCCTAAGTTCAAGCACTGGCTCTCATGCCAGCCGGGGTTCAAGCATGCTAAGGAGGCAATGCAATGTGTGTAATTATACACCGCCCACGTAACGTGGAGCTAGAGTTCAGAGACTTCGAGACCTGTGTCATGAACAACCCCGACGGCTATGGTTTCTGTGTCCCTGATGGGGATGGGCTACTGTATACCCGTCGATCAGCAGAGACACCCGATCCTAAAGAGCTATGGGATCTACTGCATGGTGAGTTCAAGAAGGAGGACGTACTGATCCACCTTCGCTACACTACTGCCGGCGATACGGTGGTGCGTAACGCTCACCCCTTCCCTGTTATGGAGAAGACAAGACATGGTATCGACATGCGTATGATGCATAACGGTACGCTCTCCAAGTTCAAGCCAAACCACACTGCGTCTAACAAGTGGGAGAGTGACACTCGTGTGTTCACTCGTGAGTTCCTCCGGCCAGTGGTGCAGCGTATGGCCCTAGCTATTGGGTCAGACAACGTGGCAGAGGACCTACTGACTGAGTACCTGATCGACGATCAACTCACCGCCTCTTCTGTTGTCACCCTCATGGATGGCAATGGACGGATGACATTCGTCAACGCCCTCGGTAACGGTGGGTTCTTCGATGACAAGGGGTGTTACTTCAGTAACAAGTACTCCTTCGACCCGTCACACCGCTCTGTTTCACCCGCTCAGAGCTACAACACAGGGTATGGCAACAGTACGCCTTCTAAGGTCACCAAATATGATAGCTTCTGGGATGAGGACCATGACTACAATGATTGGCAGAAGGAATCAGCGCCGGTAACACTGGCACCACCAAAGAAGGAAGGCAAAGGCATGAGTGATACAAATCAAGTAAAGTTCAGCAAAATTTTCAGCGACGAATTCGGTATCGACGGGCTGGAGGACATGCTCACCATCACGGATGAGACCATTGATGAACTTGTCAAGGACAAGGAAGCAACCACGTCCTTCATTAAGGAGATGTTGTGCAATGCTTACGAATTGTTTCAGTCAGTGGGTTCAGCGCAGCGTCAGGCACAGGTGGAGGAGAACTCACGCAAGAAGACAGAGGCTCTCCTCTATGATGCGAACATGCGTATCGCTGCCTCTGCTAAGTGGATTGCAGATGCTAAGAAGGGGGTACAAGATGGGAAAGCTGCTTGATTTTGTACCTCACAAGTACAATAGAGATGGGCTGATTAACATGGTGACTAGGGATGTATGCTATGGCTGCACCCCTGACCTGCCCAAGCTACGCTACGCTGGGCCACAACAGGTGTTCATCTGGGATGACCTCAAGTCTCAGCTCAAGTTCCAACACGAGCTAGGTGTGGATCAGGACCATGACTATAAGGTGGAGAACTACAGTGTACACACGAAGGAACACTTCCTCCCCTTCAAGAACGTCAACAGCTACGGCAAGGAGTTCAACTACTACCTGCCAAAGCACACGACATGGCGGGCTATGATGCAAGGGTGTGAGGGTGTACGTGGTGTCGAGTCAGCACAAGTACAAGGCAGGCTCATCTCCTGTAGTGTACGTACACTGTGCCTGCTTGATGAGTACTACATCAACGGTACCATGTTCGATCGTATCCTTCAGCCTGTTGTATCATGGAGCAACTCAGCTCGTATCACCACGTGGGTGTGGATGTATGTCAACTCGATGGATCAGCTAGGTAAGTATGACTTCCATGAGAAGACACACAACATGTTCGCCGGCATCACACCACAGCCTGTGCGTCGTGTTGCTAGTGGTGGTACCACTGCCTTCGAGGTGGATGCAATGAATACAAGTGCACGAGTGGGTTGACAAACACATAGAAGTGTGCTATACTAGAAATATGAGAGGAAAATTTATGAGCAGATGTTATGCATGCGATGCGCCAGCCAGTGTGGACGATGGTCCCACTGGTCGAGCGTACTGTAGCCAGTGTTGGGAAGTCATCACCGATACGATAGGCCGCACGAACCATGAAGATGACGGAAAATATTTGGTGACAGGAGAATTCGATGTCGAGCAAGGTAGTCAAGACACACCAGACGTGTCCGAAATGCAATCATGATGAGTGCTTCACACTCTTCGACGATGGAAACGGTTACTGTCACTCAACATGCAACGGATTTGTTAAGCTTGTGGAGAGTGAAGGACGAGACGCTGGTTCTCTGGTACCCTTCGTTGGGACTTACCGTGGCCTCTCCCCCGATGAGTATGGAAAGCATGGGGGTATGCTGGTTGCCCAAGAAGGAGACGACAAACCATACGCCATGATCTACACCTACCCTCATGCTACCAAGATGCGTAAGCTACAGGTAAAGACTAAGCGTGAGGCATTCGGTGACAACAGAGGGTTCACCAACGACCACTGGTTCGGACAGGATCAGTACAACGCTGGCTCTTCCAAGGTCATCACGATTGTAGAAGGGGAGGACGATCGGTTCGCTGCCCTAAAAATTCTGGGGGGTAAGTGGCCTGTGATTTCCTCACCCGGTGCATCACTGTCGAAGGAGTTGATTAAGAACACGAAGGACTACCTCGATAGCTTCGCCAACATCGTGATCGCTAGTGATAGTGACGAGGCAGGTGAACAGATGGCTGAGTACCTAGCCCGCCTGTTCCCTAACAAGTGCTACCGTGTGAGCATGACCAAGTACGGTGATGCTATGGAGTACCTCGAGAATGATGCAGGTGATGAGTGGTTGTATGCTTGGATCAATCGACAGAAGTATGTCATGCCCTTCGATACCAACACACCTGACCAGTTCAAGAAGCTATTCTATGAGAGCAAGGACCTATCGTACCTGCCCACTGGTATCCAAGCCTTCGATGACGTGGCACTAGGCCTGTTCCAAGGGCAGCTGACTGTGTTCACTGCACCGGAGGGCATAGGTAAGACAGAGTTCATGAGGATGCTGGAGTACGGGTTGATCCGTGACTTCCCTGATGTACCCTTCGCTTACTGCCACCTTGAGGAACAGCCACAGCGTAGCTTGCTGGGCCTTGCCTCGTACCACCTCAACAAGAACGTGACACGTAAGGAACTCATCACTGACAACGAGACAGAAGAGGAGGTCATGACTGCCATCGACGAGATGATGGGACGAGAGACCATACACCAATTCAAAATCTCACCCGATGAGGACCCCGATGTCCTAGTGGAAAGGATCAAATACTATGCGAACGTCTGCGACTGCAAGTATGTCTTCTTCGAACCCATCCAAGACATTGCTCACCAACGTAGGGCCGGGGACCTTACCGAGTTTCTTGACAAACTATCAGTCAACCTCTCAAGAACAGCGGCTGATACGGGCGTCGGTATTATTACGATTGCTCACGCTAACCAAGACGGAGACACCCGAGATAGCAAACAGATACAGAAGCAAGCAGCCATCCGGGTAGAACTACAGCGTGACATGGAGAGCGACGACCCTGTTATTAGTAATACAACACGTCTTGTCATGAAGAAGAACAGACCAGTAGGTACCATGGGTCCCTGTGGGTCACTATTTTTTAATGAGAATGCCTTTGTCTTGGAAGAGACAGACGGTATGCCTTTCTAGGAGAGAGCAAATGAGCTTCAAGCAATTCATATGTAAGGTAGAGGGAAAGAAACCTCAAGTTGGCAGACGGGCTACGAGGTACGATGGTACTGACTACCGACTGCTGACAGTGGACGTTGATGAGATGGCACAACTATGGTTACAGTATCAGGATAACCTAGCGGTACGGTACGAGACAATGAACGATGCATTCTCTTGGTCGTCACTGTCGTACACCTTCGCAGAACTAGCGATTACTCTCGATGAGGACGATGAGTGGATCACTCATCCGGTCATCTTGGATGGGGTACGCAATCTCTTCTGTGCCATCTGGGAGGGTCACTGCTTCCGTGCTATGACTGACTGCAGGGTCACTGTCTTTGACCTGTCCGATGCTGAGCCGGGTGGTGCATTCGCTATGCCTCTCGGTGCATCTGGTTTAGCACACCGCTCTGAGCGGATGGACGACGACCTGACAGAGGATGAGATGCTAGACCTCATGGCTGATGATGAGGAGGGAGACAGCCCCTTTAGAGCAGCCCCTTGGTGAGGGTAGTAGCTGACATAGAGGCGGATGGCTTCTGGCCGTCACGCATCTGGGTCATTGTGACAAGGGAGGTCGGGCAAGAGGACACTAAGGTGTGGCTCAAGCCTGACTTCCCTGCCTTCATTGAGTACGCCAAGGGTGTGGACGAGTGGGTCTTCCATAACGGATTGAACTACGACGTACCACACATCAACAGGCTACTCGGTGACATCATTGACCCGGCTAACGTATGGGATACCTTCGTACTCTCTAGGATGGTAGCATACACACGGTACAACGGGCATGGCCTTGGTGAGATAGGTGTGTCCATCGGAGTACCTAAGACAGAGTTCACATCTGGCTTCGATCACCTATCACAACAGATGATAGACTACTGCGTTGATGATGTGAACCTAGGCTATAAAATTTACCAGAAATTTGAGAGGTTCATTGATGATACAACATGGCAGGACGCAATTACCTGTGAACACAGGACCGCAAGGCTCTGTTTCAGTATGCATTGTAATGGGTTCATGTTCGATGTACCAGCTGCTAAGATTCTATATGCTGACATCAGGGAGAGGATGGACAATCTCGAGGCAGAGTTTGAAACCTTGTGGCCAGCTGTTAGAACTGAGGTCAATAGGATACAGTACCGTATTAGAAAAGATGGCCAGCTGTACCCAAACGTGGCAAAGACGATTGCCGATCACGACACAGAACGAGATGGTAGTGAGCTTGTCATTTACCAGCAAATCAGCTTCAACCCTGGGAGTACAAAAGATAGGGTTGAAGAACTCTGGTCCGCTGGATGGCAGCCTACTGAGAAAACTGATAGCCATTACAAATTCACAATGAAGGGACGCCCCGGTAAACCATGGGGCAAGAAGGCTAAGCTAACTGAAGAGGAGTACGCTGAGAAGAAGGCATACTTCGATCACTATGGTTGGAAGGTCAGCGAAGAGAACCTCGAGACACTGCCTGACGATGCACCAGAGGGTGCTGCTAAGCTGGCGCAGTGGCTCACCCTCAACGGGAGGCTCAAGCCCCTAGAGGAGAGGCTACTCAAGGTGTCCGCGGATGGTAGGCTACGCTCTAAGTTCTGGCACATAGGTGCATGGACTCACCGCATGGCATCATCCGATCCCAACCTACAAAACCTGTCGTCTCCATGGCATGGTGAAGCAAAGAACCCAGTGCAGGTAGTCAAGGAACTCTATGACTCCAAGCTGAGGGAGATGTTCATCGTACCGGAGGGGGCATACCTTGTGGGTACTGACGCTGAGTCTATCCAGCTACGTATCCTTGCACACTACCTCAAGAACGATGACTATGTACACGCCATCGTGTCAGGCTTAAAGGAAGAAGGCAATGACATACACAATGTTAACCGTCGAGCACTTGGACTCGGCTACCTTACCAGAGACCACGCTAAAACTTTTATCTATGCTTGGTTGCTCGGAGCGGGAGTCGCTAAGGTCGCTCGTATTCTCGGATGCTCCCTATCAGACGCAAAGCGGGCGGTGGAGGCATTCATTAACAATACCGAGGGACTTGGGGAACTTAGATCGGGACTCATTCAACGGGATGCTTCCCGAGGGTATTTCACGGGTCTCGACGGACGTCGTGTGATGCAGCCCGATGCCTATTACATGTTGGCTGGCTACCTACAGAACGGGGAGACCCTCGTGATGAAGCATGCCAACTGGATGTGGTACGAGCAGGCTACAGCTGAGAAGATCAGCTTCAAGCAAGTGAACTTTGTGCATGACGAGTGGCAGGTAGAGGTGACGGACAGCTACGATGCAGCCTGTCGCCTTGGTGAGCTACAATGTAAGGCACTCGAACAGGTAGGCAAGGACCTCGATGTCTACTGTCCACTGTCGGGTGAGACTAAGATAGGAACCAACTGGTTGGAGACACACTGATGGATGATGAACAAGAGAGATACTTCGAGTCATGGCTATACGAATGGTACGGTTTCCTACCCTCCGATTGTAATGCCGGAGTATTGAAAGCACTTCGGAAAATTTTTGAGGCAGAACTAAAGGAGAACAACTGATGGAGACCCCGAACAAGTGGATCATACTCAAGCACAAGCCACGGGAGGAGGAGGAACACTTCCGCATCTTTGCCTCATGGGCAGGGGGGTACCTCGACGGTGACTCGTGGTCAATGAGTTCAGGCATAGTGAAGGCACACCATGGTGACGAGGGGTATGTGTGCACCACCATGTCAGGCAACTGTTACACCCTGACGTATGGTAGCTACGGTGTCGCCGGTGTGTACAACATGGGTATCCTTACCGACCTCTACGATAGGTTTAAGGATAAAGGCCACGGTCTTGTTGGCCTAGGTAAGTACGAAGGAGAGCAGAGAATCAAAGATAAGTTCGTCGGGGCTACAGAAAGTCCTTGACAAACCACGAAATATGTGGTACTATAATGTATGAGCCAATGAAAAAGGAAACAACATGGCAGATAATGTAATTGACGTAACAGGTAAATCTCGCTGGGCTAAGGTATCCGATGTCATCTACGACAAAGGGTCTAGTGTAGCAGAGGGTGCGAAGTATGACTATGCCCCAGCCTGTACCATCGAGGTCATCCTTGACCAAGCCGAACTCAAAGAGGTGAAGGCCAAGAACCCTGACGTCAAGCCCGGTGTAACGGACGACGGACTATCGGTTAAGTTCCGACGGACCCTAGTCAACGCAACCAACGCAGCGTGGGGAGGTCCACCTGTGGTAGTCGATGGAGACGGCAACCCATGGCCACCTGAGAAGAAGATCGGTGATGACTCAACAGTACGTGTCGCCGCCGAGGTATACGATACCAAGTTCGGTAAGCGTATGCGACTGATGAAGGTCATGGTGCTTGAGTTTGTCGAGGCAGAGACGGAGGATGAACCAGAGCTACCGTTCTAATATGACAGACTAACCCACGTTACCTGTCAGATACGACCACCGGGCTAATCGTTGAGCACATTGTATGTGTGATCCCGGTGTCGGGGACTACTCAGATTGAAACACCGAGCTTCTGCAGCAGGCGTCGGGCGTCCCCACCTAACAAAGGAAGAGCCAATGAGCCTCTACATAGACATCCGATTGAACAGCACAGTGATAGCTACCGCGGCTATCGTTAACACCTCAGACCTAGCGGACACATCAGATTACATTGCATCGGTTACAGAGAACGGCAACGCAGCAATGGGTATCCCCACCATCAACCAAGCATGGTCACTAAGGAATCACAACCGCAACCAGAGTGTCTGGGCGTTGGTGGAGACAGTGGCTAGTGGTGCAGCGTACCTCTCCCGAATAACTAAGGACAAGGAGGCATCAGAGAATGCCAGCACTTAAGAGTATCGACACACTCGTCGAAGATATTTACACAGTCATCCGTACCAAGGGAGGATGGGATGAAACCGTTAGTGAATTCATGGGACGAGGATTGTCTGACATACTTAAGCAACGGTTCGAAGGAGACCCTGAAGAAAGAGCGGGGTCTCTGCGAATGTCAAACATGGGTACTCCATGCCCTCGGAAGCTTTGGTACCACCTCCACCGAAATTCTGAAGGTGAAGCTCTACCTGCCCCCGTCCTACTCAAGTTTTTCTACGGAGATCTTATCGAGCTACTCGTCCTCTCGCTCGCCAAAGCCAGCGGCCATGACGTGGCAGGAATGCAGGATGAACTATCGATCCTTGGCATTAAGGGTCACCGAGACGCAGTTATCGACGGCGTTACAGTTGACGTCAAATCAGCTGCACCGTTTAGTTTCGAAAAATTTAAGGGCGGACTCAAAAAGGATGACGATGCCTTTGGTTATCTCAGCCAACTATCATCTTATGTCTACGCAGGACACCAAGCTGATCCGGGACGAGTACACCCCCACCGTGGAGCTTTCTTGGTGATGCAGAAGGTCAACGGAGAGGTGTGCCTTGACCAGCACTGGTTCGATGAGGAGCTGCAAGGTAAGGAGAAGGAGTACCGTGCCACCATCGCCATGGCAGCAGAGGACAGGCCACCAGCACGAGGGTTCAACCCCATCCGTGACCCGGCCAATGCCAAGGCAGCCACGGACAACGGTAACAGGGTGCTTCCTCTGAACTGTAGCTACTGCGACTTCAAGACTGTATGTCACCCATCACTGCGTACGTTCCTGTACTATGGTGGTAAGCCCAAGTTCTTCACGACTGTAGCTAAGCTACCCAAAGCAACGGAGGTAACCCCCTCCTTTGATAACTGTCCGAGCTGTAAATGAAACCCAGTTCAGCCAAAGCCAAGGGGCGTAAGCTCCAGCAATGGGTTCGTGATCATCTACTCTCTCTAGCCGAGCACCTAGAGACTGATGATATACGAAGCACTTCGATGGGGGCAGGCGGGGAGGATGTACAACTTTCTCCTGCAGCCCGTCGTCTCTTCCCTGTCTCCATCGAGTGCAAGAACCTAGCCCGCTTCGCCGGGTACACCCTGTACGATCAGGCTGTGGCTAACTGTCCGAAGGGGGCAGAGCCACTGGTTGTGGTCAAAGCAAACAACCGTAGCCCACTAGTGATGGTGGACGCGGAGTACTTCTTCGAAAGGTATCGCAATGAGTAAGACATTCTTGGTAGTGCCAGACCAACACGCACACCCTGACTACAACAACGATCGTGCCGACTACCTCGGCGAGTTCATCAAGGACCTCAAGCCCCACGTGGTGGTGAACATAGGGGACGCAGCAGACCTAGCCTCCCTCTCCACCTTCGACAAGGGCAAGGCATCCTTCCATGCACGTAACTATGAGAAGGACATCGTGTCACATCTTGACTTCCAAGAGAGAATGTGGGCACCCATTCGTAAGTCTAAGAGGAAGCAGCCCTACCGCATTGTGTTGGAAGGCAACCACGAGCACCGTATCAAACGTGTCCTTGAGTCATCAGGTGAGATGGCCGGCGATCGCTTCGGTGTTAGCTTCCGCAACCTAGACTTCGACTCGTACTACCACGAGGTGATCGAGTACAACGGTGGCACACCGGGCATCCGTACGATGGAGGGCATCGACTTCGCCCACTTCTTTATCAGTGGTGTGATGGGCCGACCTATCGGTGGCATACACCATGCTGCCTCCCTCGTGACCAAGAACTTCACCAGCTCTGTGTGTGGACACAGCCACACAGCTGACCTATCTGTACGTACAACACCAACAGGTAAGAAGCTGTTCGGTCTAGTGTCTGGTGTCTATCAGGACTACAACTCTGATTGGGCAGGACACATCAATGACCTATGGTGGCGTGGACTGGTGGTCCTTCGTGACGTAGAGGATGGTTACTTCAACCCTCAGTTCATTGGCATCGACGCCTTGAAGAGAGAGTATGGCTGATGTATGAACAGTGGGTAATGCGTGTACGTGCTGAGTTTGAACGAACCCTGTACGCTGCAGGGTTTATTCCAGAGGCGGTGGTAGACTACGTGTCCATCCTCTCTGACACACTAGACACAGCCTACCAGTATGGAAAGAATGAAAATGCAGAAGAGGATTGAGATGTTGGCACTGAGCTATGGACTTGATAACTTGTGTGCTGAGAACGACATCGACCCTGCCGTGATCGTACGGTGGTTGGTGGACGAGGGTCATGTTGACCTAGCAGATTACTTTGATGACGGGGAAGATGAATGACTGAGACAGTATTCCGTACACCCATAGCGGAACAGATATGGGAACAGAAGTACCGGATGAAAGAGTTCGACGGTACACCGATCGACCTGACAGTACAGGACACATGGCGACGCATCGCTGGTGCACTGGCTAAGGCAGAGAAACCACAGGATCAAGACCATTGGGAAGAAGAGTTCTACAATGTCTTGGCTGACTTCAAGTTCATACCAGCAGGCCGCATAGTAGCAGGCGCAGGGTCAGAACGTGACGTCACTCTATTCAACTGCTTCGTCATGGGCACCATACCTGACAACATGGGTGGTATCTTCGAGATGCTTAAGGAAGCAGCACTCACCATGCAACAGGGTGGTGGCATTGGCTACGACTTCTCTACCATCAGGCCCAAGGGCGCTGAGGTTAAGGGCGTAGCAGCAGATGCATCAGGTCCACTCACCTTCATGGATGTGTGGGATGCCATGTGTAAGACGATCATGTCAGCAGGCTCACGCCGCGGTGCTATGATGGCTACCATGCGGTGTGATCACCCAGACATCGTTGAGTTCATCGACGCCAAGTCCGACCCTACTCGTCTCCGTCACTTCAATGTCTCTGTCCTAATCACTGACAACTTCATGAAGGCTATGCAGGACGACACGTCCTTCGATCTTGTCTTCGAGGGCAAGGTGTACAAGACAGTCATGGCACGGTGGCTATGGGATAAGATTATGATGGCTACCTACGCTCACGCTGAGCCGGGTGTTATCTTCATTGACCGTATCAACGAGATGAACAACCTCAACTACATGGAGACCATTGCGTCTACGAACCCATGTGGTGAGCAGCCACTACCACCCTACGGTGCATGTCTGCTTGGGTCCATCAACCTATGTGCCCTGCTTAGGGACGACTGGTCTGGCCTTGACTTGAATGCCTTGTTCCATACTGTCCGTACAGCAGTACGTATGCTGGACAACGTGGTCGATGTGTCTAAGTTTCCTCTCTTTGAACAGGAGATGGAAGCAAAGGCCAAGCGTCGTATCGGACTGGGTATCACAGGATGGGCGTCATGCCTAGCTCTAATGGGTATCAAGTACGGTAGCTCTGAAGCGGTAGAGAAGACAGACCTTCTCCTTCAGGCTATCACCGAGGTGGCGTACAGGACATCGGTCGACTTGGCTATGGAGAAGGGGTCAGCACCTGCTTACCACCCTCGCATGTTGGACAGTGGGTTCATGCAAAACATAGGCGAGATGACTAGGTTCCTTATCCAAGGGAATGGCATCCGTAACATGCTGCTTACTTCGATCGCTCCCACTGGTACCATCAGCCTCTACGCTGGTAACGTATCATCAGGGATCGAACCAATCTTCGCTATGTCATACACAAGGAAGGTACTAGAGAAGGATGGGAGTAAGAGAGAAGAACGGGTGGAAGACTATGCAGCAAGGAAGTGGCGAGAACGCCACGGTGATGCACCATACCCTGAGTCGTTTGTCACTGCGCAGACTCTACTACCTGCGGAGCATGTCGGTATGCAAGCTGCTGCGCAGAGGTGGATCGACTCTTCTATCTCGAAGACGGTGAACCTACCGGAGGACATCTCCTTCACTGAGTTCAAGGACGTGTATGCCCTAGCCTACAACTTGGGTTGTAAGGGGTGCACAACGTACCGACCCAATGCAGTAACAGGGTCAGTCCTCACTGTTGATGAGATGACACCCAATGAAACACTCGAAGACGGAGCCTGTCGCCTTGAGTATGATGAGAACACAGGCCAACTAATAAGGAGCTGCGAATGAAACGCATCCGATACGAACTATCCTACTACTTCCTAGACTGGGGCCTACGAATGATCCCCGACCCGTGGGTACGAATGAGGTTCGAGCAAGCAGTGACCATCGCCGGAGAGACGGTAGCATGGGAAGCACAACAAGTAATGGAAGGAGCCGAGGATGGCACTGAACGATCCGTATTCAAGTCAGGACGATCTGAGACGCTACACTGACGTAGCTTGGGACGCAGATAAGAGGTGCTACGTGGAGGACGCTGGCACACCCCACGTCCCTCCAGCACCCCGATCAGCCGTTTGCCGCGCAGTGCCCTCGGCACACGATAAACAAGTAGGAGGAGACCACTACAAGACCTTGGCTATCCAGCCCATTGATTACGTCCGACAGAATAACCTCGGTTGGTACGAGGGTAACATCGTCAAGTACGTGACAAGACACAAGCAGAAGGGAGAGGCCGCAGACATCGAGAAGGTCATCCACTACGCAGAACTAATCTTAGAGGAGTACAACAATGCTTAAGAGTATCGTAACATTCATTGCCCTGACCCTAGCCACAACGGCTGGGGCATGGGAGCTGGGTGCCATGAACAGGCACATTGATCAGACGAACTTCATCGTAGGTAACGGGTGCTCAGGTACCCTGATCAACATCAAGGAGCGACTGATCCTCACCAACCACCACTGCATTGCCGGTGCTATCAAGTGGCGCATGCATGAGAACAGTGACGGTACCTCTACGAGGGTGGCGGATAACCTGCCTATCCCTGTGTACCAGAGGTTCTACGAGGGTCACACGTTGCAGTCCTCAAGCCAGTACATCACCAACCTAGTAGCATGGGATGTCGACCTTGACCTAGCCCTGCTACAGTTCAAGCAAGAGTCGATCCCCTTCTCCTTGCAGGCTACCATCAGCCAAGAGCCAGTGATCCGCGGCGAGACAGCGTGGGTTGTAGGCAACCCTATGATGATGGAGAACACGGTGATGAAGGGCATCATCTCCTCAGTGAACCGACTCATCAAGGTGGGTGCACGAGAAATCCCCTACCTCCAAGTGGACGCAGGGGTGACCGGTGGTAACTCCGGTGGTTCAATGTACAACGACGATGGTATCTTCATCGGTGTACCGGGGGCAGCAGCACGAGGTACAGTAATTGGTTTGGCCATTCCGGCTGACTTTGTAATCAACTTCCTTGACGAGTTCTGTCGTACCAACGCTTACGATCCAACCGCACCATCATACGATGAGTGCATCAACCCGGAGGAGTAGTAATGGAAGACACACTGATCGGCATCATCTTCCTTACATGGACAATGGTGTGGGCCTATGGATAAGGACCTGAAGAGGCTCCTACTCCTACCACTCCTAGTGATTGTGTTTGTAACGGTGGGTACCCTAGGGATGAACTACTTCTTCCCACGAGTACCCTTCTGGTAACGAAAAACCCCCTGTGCCTCACGGTGCAGGGGGTTTCTTTTATCGTTTCTTCTTGTGCATGTTGAGCAGTAGATCACCAGCCTTAGCGCCTGCCCTCTTACCGGGGCCACCAGTGAGGGCATCCTTGATCCCTCCCAGTAGTTTCATTGCCTTACTGTTGACCTTCTTGAATGAAGCAGATGATTTAGCTCCCATTATCTCTTTCCTTTTCTTGAGAATGAACGGTTCTTTCCTTTGGACTGGACCGCTAGATTTTTACGTGAGTTGTTCTTCGGGTTGTTATCCTTGTGTGCAACGTCCTTACCGTCGCCCTTGCTCACCCGACCAGACTTCTCCATCTTCCTCCGGGCTGCCTTACGTTTGGCATTGTCACCGTTCGATCCAGAGCTAACCTCCTTGCGCTTCTTAGCTGTCTTGTACTCTTGTGTGTAGTCTCGTACGTAACCCTTGCTACTAGGCATTCGGTTTCCTCCTAAAGATATTCTTGATGCGTCTACTGATCTCACCCGGAGATGGTGCGAGCCACCCTAGTATCAGCAAGAGGATCAACCATGGGTCTACCTCTGTGTTGTTCGTTGTGGACTGGTCAAGGTGATCGATGCGACCCTTCGGACGCACAGTAACAGATGGTGCCTCCGTGGTGATGTTCAAACCTTGTTGGTTGACCTGACCTATCTGTCCATTCACGTTAGGACCCCCGCCTAGCAGTGTGCCTAGCAGTTGGGTCGGACTACAGCTACTTAAACTTAGCGTCAAGACCGCGAAGAGCAGCAGCATACGTGAGTAGTGCAGGGAATGTGATGACAAAGACATCGCTTGTACCTCCATAGTCTAGGATAGCGAGAGCGAGTACGCCTAGTGCTACCAGTTCAGTGCGGAAAGCAGTCCTTCGCTTACCTCTTTGCAACTCTACGGTCGTTGGCGTGTCCACGACGGTACTCCTTGATCTTGAGAACGATCTGCACGAGCAACCAGCAGGCACCTAGTGGGGCTAGTGCCCACTCGGCCATGTCCGATAGCCCTTGGGCGTATCCGAGCCACAGGGGGGATGCTATTGCAGTGGCAGCGACTACATTCGTCGACGTGTCAACTGTGGCTTGGGTTATCATTGGATGTCTCATCTATTTATACTGTTTACGTGGGAGTTGGAAGTGCGGACCATCCTTAAAGGAGATCCAGTCACCACCCCACTCGAGGGGGATGTCGAGTTGTTCTGCTGCCAGCTTCATGGCATCGGCCATGGGGTAATAGTGCTGCCAGTTCCACGAGGGCTGCCCATCGTGCAGTGGCCATAGGTCTACGGCATGTCCAGTCAAGTGGCGTGAGTTCAGTGTGGTGCTCTTGCCTTCAGCCACTAACTTCTTCTGCCTAGCTAGAGTACGCATGCCCTCGCCTACCGTGAAGTCGATAGGGGTAAGCTCGATAGCTCTCTCCACTACATCCGCGAGGTCTTTGTGTACACCTCTGAGGCGGCGTACGCTACGTCTTCCTAGTCTATAGGTCATGGTAGATCCACTGTATGTGGGATAACAAGTGAACTATTCTGTATCCCTTGGTTGATGATTTCTAGTGACAGCAGTAGCTCACGCAGGGATACTAGGCCCGCTGAGTTGTTCGATCTTACTGACACTTGGTTCAGGTTAACCACGTCACCTACGTTGGAGTTGCCTCCTACTAGGTTGACAGCGTACTGTCCATCCTCGAAGGTGACAGTGTAGCCATTGATGATCCGTACAACAGAAGCATATGTCACACCACCGAGGGTAGAGGGTGCAGTGTAGACATACACCCTGTCGTATGTGATACCCTGCTCATCATCTTGCAGGTCGTTGAGTCTATTCCTAAAGACATCAAGGTCAAGGTCGTAGTTATTAGGACTGACAAGGGTGAGGTCAGCTTGGGGTACAGAGATAACCTTAGTACCCCAGTTGATCGTAATAGCCATTACAGCCTCCCTTGTTGTGCCAGTGCGAAGGCGATGTTGGCCTTCTTCTCTGCCTTCTCGAGCCTAATCAGGAGGCTCTGTACCTGTACCTCAAGGGCCTGTGTCTTGTTGACGAGGACATCGATGCGTCCCTTCTCTGCCTTATGGGCATCCACCATCCGTAGTACGTTACGGTGCGTTATCTCACTCATCGGAGATCATCTGCACTGTGGTTGAGAACCCAGAGACAGAGCTAATGGTGCCACTGATAGCTCCTGTCTTGTACAGTGCGCCTCCACTGGAGGATAGCCTAGCCTTACCAAGGACAGGCTGGTCAGAGGCGAATGTCCTAGTGTCAGTGACCTTCCCGTTCACATCAGTGAGAGCGGAGATGATGTCGTCACCTACAGTCAATGGCCCACCTGTGTCAGCCTCAAGCAGCACTCGTACGTTCTGTACTGCGGCCTTGGTAACAGCGTCGATGCACGTGATGGTCGTAGTCACTGGGTCTTGTACCAGTACCACTGTAGCCCCATCTGTGCGGTAGCTGAAGCCTGACGCATCAGTCGTACAGCCCACAAGGTTGATAGTCACTGTGCCTGTGGTGCGCTTGACGTGGAAGATACTGTCATTAGCTGCGTTGGTACCAGTAGCGTTGTACCCATTGAAATCACAGCCTCTAAGGGTCATGGTCAGTGGGCTGGTGGTACCGAACTCGATAGCATGGGTGAGAGCAGTCCCCATCGTGTACGTCATGTTGTCTAGGTCACCATCGGGATCAGTAGCTACGTCCCAGATGAGAGAACTTGTATTAGCAGTACCTTCGTAGCCTGATACATTAGAACCAGTGAGGTCAGCGTCGTTAGCTGTAATAATACCACACCCGTCCCATGTGGAGGACGTGCAAGCAGAGGTAGTAGCGAAGCTGGTAGTTCCACAGTCCACGAAAGTACAGCCTAGACCAGTGAACGTACCCACGTCCAGCGTCAACACACTAGGGGAAGTAGTCCCGAGGTGTTGGATTGTGATGTTTGTCCACTCGACATTGGAACTTGCATTCCTTATCTCAAACTCGTTAAAGGTGGCAGGAACGAAGGCATCCTCGAGCACAACAATGTTACGGTTACTGTCCCGGAAGTCTGTAGCTGTAGCCACAGTACCCATAACGAAGGCACCATGGAATTGGTAGCCACCCGCCACTGGAGTTAGGATACCCCAGCGACGAGCAGTATTACCATCGAACACAGCCGCAGCATCGAAGGTGGCGTAGCCATTGCCCAAGTCTCCGTCGATACATGTAAGCTCACGGCCATGTCGTGACACGTCCATAGCGTTAGGGTTACCTTTCAGTGAGCCGGAACCCAAGATCTTCCAAAGGAAACCCACACGGTCAGTGGTAGTGACGGTGCCAGTCGTAGTGCTAGGGGTCTGAGTCGGATCGACAGCGTACGTACGCCACCCAGCCAAGTCAGACCCGTCGCTATCACTACCATCCACATAGAAATGGTCGTAGTTAGACGTGTCGTTACCTATAATCAGCTGCATACCACCAGCAGCAACAGTATCCATAAGGTTCCTGTTGTTCTGCTTACCCCACACGAAGATAGCGTCACCAGAAGTGACAGTGTGTGTCCCCGTGTTGGTTATGAACCCCTTGGTAGTGGCAGTGAAACCGGCTTTAGACACACACTGTGGTGTTTCTATGAAGTAGTCGGTCTCATCCGAGAGGGCAGAGGCACCGCCGCCGAGGGCAGAGTAGTTGCCCACAGCGTCAGCGTCATCCATTAGGGTAAGGTCGGTGGCGTAGGTAGCAGCGGCCATGGTTCTTCCTTATGCGTCAGAAGTACGGATGGCAGTGGTAGAACCACCAGCCGTGGTTAGAGTACCAGTCGTCTCGAATGGGATAATAGGCGTACCTGCCCCATCCCTGACCCTGATGAACAGGTCAATGTCAGCATCGTAGACCACCGTGAACGACTCAGTAGTAGCAGTAGCCAGCTTATCGATGTATGTTATAAACACACCGTTGCTAGTGGCTGCACCATCATTCTCGTTGATACCTGAGAAGTCGTAGGTGCCAGTGAGCGTGAAGGTAGACCCAGTGAAGGAGGTGTAGGGTAGAAGTACCTCGAACCCAGAGTCATTGACTACTCGTATAGTACCCGGCTGCTCAGCATCTGAGCCAATGGTCCCGTTGACCACGACCGCAGCTACAGCTGCACCAGTTAGCGCACCGTTGAGGGTGTACTGCGTGGTATCGATGACACCGGCCAATTCAGGGGTAACGAGAACCCTGTCTTCACCGATCACTAGGCCACCAACCGAGAAGGTCACGTTGTTAGGTGGCTGACGTGTGGTGTTGGTCAGGTCAGTAAGCAAGTCACTCGACGTAAGGTCAGCAGTCTGGATACCTAGGCCGTACGAACCAATCAGAGCCGAACCAGTAGACTGGCCGGAGAATGGCTGCGATAGTGGCCGTGCAGTAGCACCAGTAGCTGTACCAGTAGCCGCACCAGCACCTGTAACAGTACCGGAAGTAGGTGCAGACCCTGTTAGGACCTGTATCCACATGGTAGTCGTGGAAGCACCCGCTGTGTTATCTACTGCAAGCAGTTGACCCGTTCCACCTGTCCAAGAGACAGACTCAGGCTCGACCCATGTACCACCGACACCGGTGATAGCAATCTCATGCGTGATACCACGATAGAGAGCAGGTGCGAGGCCATACAGGGTACCTGTTTCACCCTTGTAGCGTGTGACATACTTAGTGTACTCGTAGAACTGGTTGATAGAGGCAGTACCACGATCCCACTCGCTGTAGTAGAACTCGTTGACCGTGTTGTTATCAACATCAAGACCATTGTAACCAACGTTGAGGTTCGTGATGGTAGTGAATGGTGCAACAAAGGTAGCCACTGCGATCGAGTTGTAGAGAGCGTTAGGTACAGTAGCGTTGTTTAGGTCACCACCGTCCGATAGAGCGAGGACGTTAATACCCTGAACAGCAGCGTTAATCGTAAATTCACCGAAGGTGTTACCATACGTACGGTTGAAGCCGAGTATCTTCCGTCCGTCAATAGAAGCAGAGCCAGTGATTGTCTTAATCATGAAGCGGTGTGACACACCGTTCGCAGCATCTGCGTTAACACCCTTACTGATCTTGAATACGTCCGATGCAGCGTTGGTGTTAGCTGTACCACCGTACATGAGGTCCGTGATAGTCAGTGTGTCTGCCGTGTTGGAGGTAATCAGGCCCTGTGAGCCATCTGTGATGTTACGCACCACATAGCCAGTCCATTCGTCAACTGTCCAGCCTGAGCCAGTGTCGACAAGGGTAGATGTAGACCCGCTTGTAGTCGTACCATGGAAACCACCGTCGTTCCACCAATCGTCAGCCAGTACGGCTCCGTCTTGGATGATACCGATCTCGATTTCCGGGTTACCAAAGTTAGTGATGCCATCCCAACGTTCTGCACCACCGCCTTGAGCAATAGTACCATCGTACAGGTGCTCAATAGCCGCAGCGTTTACATTATACCCGTTAACCAGAGTAATAATGTTATCAGTCGAACGTTCAGAAGGGGTGTCACTCGTGATGTCGATGAGGTCGTCACCGGAAGCAGTCGCATCATCCGCAAAGTCTTGCAGTGCCCTGTGTAGTTCGATCACAGTGGCATATGATGGCGCTGCTCCGTTGTGGTCATCACCGATATAGCGGATGTCACCGCCAAGGGTAATGGACCAGTCGGTAGCTGTAAAAGCCATTGTCTTCTCCTTGTTAGATTTCCATTCCCCGGTCCACAATGAACCCAGAAAGTACGCCAACACTAAACGTATCGTAGAAAGTATCCACTGAGATACCATCTGTAGGAACCAGGCGATAAGCTGTGCCATTGTCATAGGTGTACAGGAATACCTGACCCTCTGATGTTGTCCCCACCTGTGTCGGTTCGGATGACCAGTTCATAACATAGTCATTCCACTTGAGAGCAGCTGCACCGCCCCCATCTGCGCCATCTGCACCATCGGCTCCGTCGTTGCCTGATGCACCAGCTGAAGCCATCAAGTTCCAGATCTCTCTGAAGCTATTCGGCTGCGTATTAACGTTGGATGCGACAGCTATGTAGGTAGAACCCAAATAGTTAACCACATCGTTCACGTTAAAAGTATCGCGTACGTTCCAAGTCCCTTTCCAAGTGAGTCCGAGACCGTCCTGTCCACTACGCCCGTCTTGTCCCTTTGGCCCTTGGCCTCCATCTTCACCGCTTCGTCCTTCACGTCCATCTGCACCGTCTGCACCATCTCTACCGTTTTCTCCCGGAGCTACGGCCACCTTACTTATCTGGTAGGCTACCTCCTCTTCGAATGTACGTAGGATGGAACTCTTGACACCCCGTGGGGCTGCCGTCAACTGAACACTTGGCATTACTCTGCCTCCAGCTTACGGACCTTGCCGTCTCCTGTGACGTACACGGTACCACTTGGTACTTCACCGTCAGCTAGGGCTTTCTCTGCCTCTTCTACACTAGCGAAGACTTCTAGGTCTTCAGCCTTGACACCATTGGCAGCCAAGATACGCTTGTCCTTAGCGGACAGCTTACTCATTACCGATTCTGCCAATTGTTTACTCATCTCTGTGGCTACCTGAGAGGCTGTGCGTTCCCCCTCACCCTTCTCCTCCGAAGCTACCCCCGGATCGACAGCCAACTCAGCTGCATCAGGTCTAGGAGTAGGAGCAACAGACACTTGTGGTGCTGTGTTTGTAGAGGTTACTGTATCTCCACCATCATCTGGCTTTTGGCTATCCTCGGAGATACGAGCACCGATGCCACCGACATCAGCTCTGCTTGCGCGTGTCTCTACCTCGTAGGATGGGGACTCAGACCCTTCGAACTCAGCAATAGCACGATCCAGCTGTGGATCAGAGACAGACTTGAAGCCGTCCCACTGACCACGCATTGCAGCACGTTTCTGTGCCGCGGAGGTCTTCCCACTTAGGGCCTTCCTCGCAATGTGGTGGAACATGGCGTCCTGTACAGCCGGGGTGAACACAGTGTTATCAGATAGCCCCATTTCCTTGGCTACTTGACGCATGGTAGTGCCTACGATCTGGTAACGACCCATAGGGGTAGCGATACGTGGATCTTTGCCTGCCCTGCGCAGCTCTTCCTTCACCCAGTTACCATAGTTGCCCGAGGTATTGGAGAATTCAGCGAGTTCACCCAGTGTCATGGTCGATACGTTGACACCTTCGAAGGCACCCTGACCACGCTGTGAATGACCGAAGAGCGTGTTGTAATCTCCACCGCCCTCCTTCTGATCGACGAGACGTAGCAATCGGCTGGACTGCTCAGGGTCACCAGCGCGTGGACGACCACGTGCATCAGTCAGTGTGCCCTGAATACCCAGAACAGTGTTGATGCTGTTGGTCAGTTGACCTACCCGCTGGAGGTTGTCCTCCTGATCACCCATGACTTGGGCGTATGCAGACTGAGACCTACGATCACCGGGGAATAGCTCCCCTTCTTCATTCATCATGGCCGTGAGAGCTGATTGCTCGTCACCACCGTACTCAGCTACAGCTGCAGCAATCAGGTGATCGGCTACATTAGGTGGTACACCACTACGGCGTACCCCTTCAGGGCGTAGTATCCACTCACCAGAGGCTGTGTCGAGGTCAGCAGGTACCTTGGCACCCACAGACTTCAGACGGGCCTGTAGCGCGTTCCCTGTCTGTGTGAGAGCACGTTGTGCACGGCTACTGACAGCCTCATAGAGGGTAGGATCAGTATCCTTGATGGAATTCAGCTGTTCGAAGAACTTCTCGTTGAAGACCTTCTCGTACTGCTCTCCCGTAAGCCACTCACCTCGCTCAGCCAGCTCATTAAGATTGGAGAGACCCATCGTGGTAGCCGTACCCCATGCATTACGTAGATCTTCGTTGTTTCTCATGTCCCCAGTGAACTGGGTACCCTTGCTGATGTTGTTCAGGTCGTTGAATACCTGCTGAGACGTCATATCCTTGGCATTGCCCTGTGGGTAGGGGTCGGTGATGCTTGCATCCCTCAACTGACCCGGTGTCAGTCCTCCACCTTCAGGCATTTGCAGTGAACTCATGATCTCAACCACTTCGGAGGGCATCATGGACATTTCCTGCAGGTACTGAGGGTCCGCAGTAGCCATCTTGAGCAACCAGTTCTTCTGGACGTCCGGAATGTCTGCAGCTTTGATAGCCATCTGGATGTCAGAGATAGCACGAGCACCTACGTTCTCGTTGGATGCCAAGTCAGAGAAGAATTTCAGCTGACCAGCAGTTTGGTCAAGCCTCTTTGTTACCGAAGACCATTCTTCATTAGATACGTTAGCCGGGCGACGTGATTCAATACCTCTGCGGAACTCTATGAGTGCGCCTTGGGCCTGTTGTGTGTCTTCAAGCGTAAGCTCACCGCCATTGGCAGCATTAAGGAAAGCACCCCCGAAGACTGTGTTTTCGAAGTCATCTATTGTACCCATGAGGGCAGCTTCACCCTCCGCAGTCCAGTTGAACGCAGCCTGCTCGAGAATAGCGGCCCGTCCTTCCTTGATGCTGAGTACACCGAGAGCCTTGTCACGACGCTCTTCTGGGGTTAGGTCACGATCCGTGGCGTACGTGCCGATAAGGGCAGCTTGGTACTGATCTGACTTGAGTGTTTCCTGCAATGCCACCTCTTCAGGTGTATTACCGAAGTCCTCCGGGTCACGACCAGTGATAGCTTGGACTGCAGTCTTAATCCGAGTGGAACCAAGGCTGCCTCCTGCTGCTGTGTACTTCGTGAGCAGGTCACTCTCAAGGGCATGGCCCTCAGAACTCCTACCCCTGTCATGGAGCATGCGGACCTTCTTCAGCCCACGCATTAGCTCCGTATCCAGTGCCCCACTGTCCACCTCTTGGGCTTTTACAGCACTGGATATGCCATCTCCGACCAATCGGGCCAAACCGCTGTAATCCACGGGTGCAATAGGTGCCTCCGAGGCGACATTGAAGTCTACGTCAGGTGATAGTGTAGGCATTACTTGCCTCCTAGTTGATTTTCTACGACTTCAGCACGGTAAGGGTTCTCTCGACGATAGTGTTCGATGATCATCTTAGGAACCTCTCGGTTAGCCTTGTCTCGCATAGCCCTACGTATCTGTATCTGGTCGTACATAGAGAAACCTGAGAAAGCAATCTTCAGCTCCATCTCGTGCATAAACTTAAGTGCACGTTCTGTATCGCCGTTATGCCACATCTCTACGGCACGACTGAAGTCAGCCTCTATGCCCTTGGCGTAGTCCTTGACTTCTCGGCTATCCTTGTAGGACCACTTCTTCTCTTTGTACCAGTCACTGACCTCACGAGGGGTGAACCCTAGGAACTGACCGATAGCATCACCTGTGTCCATCTCAAATGGCAGGGTGGCCCCTGTCCTGCTGCGGTATACACCATTCTGGAGCATACCGTACGCTTGGAACATGTTGTTGACACCAGAGAACTGACGGGCTGCACGTACAGCGTCCTCAGTAGCTGAGACGGAGTGTCCATTAACCAGTTCACCTGCCGCGTGGACAGCAGCCTTGATCATATTACCACCGATGTCTCCCGAGGGGCCTAGTGCCACCTCCCATGGTGCTTTCTCTCCTTGGACACCCGCCCATACGTCAGCGAGGAGGGTGATAGGAGCAAGACGGTCAGCCAGAGCGAGTTCTACCTCACCTTGGGTGATCGCATCTACGAGGTAATCTGCGACACCGCGGTTAATCAGAGTATATGCCTGACCTGCAGGTTCTACACCGATCTTCTCTGCTAGTGCATCAGTGACTGCAGCAGCACCCATACCTGTCAGCCCAAACATTGGGAACAGGACCAGTGCTGCCTTGGCACGTTCTGCCACAGTGAAGTCACGACCGATGATTACGGCCTCCATAGCCCGCATGGTGTAGCCGAACCACTGGGTTGGCATCTTACCGAAGCCTTCCTGCATAGTTGCACGGTTGGCGTTGGACATACGGAAGGAGAGGGCCTGCTCACGACGAGAGATCCACCTCTTAGCTTGTGCGGTGGATAGCTTGGCACCGGGGTTAGCGGCACGGTACTCGATGATGGCTGCATTGATGGCAGTTAGACGGGAGAAACGCTCACCCTCGGTGAATGGCACAAGACCACCCTTGAGGATTGCATCTTTACCCTTACCCAGTGCACGTTGGGTGTCCTGCAGCTTAGAGGGGAGATAGCTCTCGCCCTTCCAGCCTGACAAGTTCCACTGTGCTCCGGTTCCTTCCTCAACGAGGCTGCCTTGCAGCTCATTACGCCCAGATACACGGATGTAGTCGATTGTTTCCTTCATCTCGTCAACCGTTTGACCAGCAAACGCGGCCAACCGCTCAACCATGAGGGCCTCCTCGTCTGCAGTCTTAGCCCCAAGGAGGATGAGACGAGTAGCAGGGGCCATACCGATAGCTCTCATGCCAGCACCGGGTGCCAGCTTAAGATCAGCAGTGATACCTGCGATTGTGGCCATGTGGAAGCCTTGAACGAAGAACTGCCCTGTGTTCAGCAGTCCGAACGCACCTTGGAAACCCACTGCCAGCACCTTGTTGGCTACGTTGGCGAAAGGGTCCCGTGCCAGCACGTTCTTCCCTGTCTTGTCCATCACGAATTCCTGTACATCAGAGCCGAAGGACTCCATCTTCTGGAAGACGTGAGACTTGATGCCTAGGCGGTTCTTAATGATTGAGTGCTGACGCCACAGCTCCTTAGCTCTCTTGTTGTGTATTTCGGATGGCTTATCTACAGACTCGAAGGCACGTCGTGAGTCACCACCGGGAGCTACGTCCCAGCCTGAACCCTTGCGTCGTGCAGCCTTGAGCCATGCTTCGATAGCTGTGTTGGTGTATACGTTGTGTGCGAAGTGCTGTGCCGCGGAGCCGAAGTCCCGGAACATAGCCTGTACTGGGTCGTAGTTCATAGCCTCACCACCACCGAAGTCGGTAAGCGAGTCATCTGCACGGTGCAGACTGTGGGCTACGTACTCATCCCAGCTCTCGGACATCATGTCATCAATCTCACCGGTACGGATCTCACCGTCACGGGTCTTGAAGGTGACTTCCTTCGTCATGTCCAGCTTCTTCTCCTTAGCGAAGAGGGAGAAGGACTCGAGGTCTTGGATCTCAGGGTTCCACTCATTGTTGGCCCTGATAACGTCATCAACAGCCTTTGAGTCAATGATCCCTTCGCCAGCCTCACGGATGGCACGTTGGATGTTCGTTATTTGTTCTACGGCACGTGCAGCCTGTGCATCTGTGACGGTAGTGAGGAACGCACGAGGACTGAACGTGCCGATAGTCACGAAGTAGTTGGCATTAGGGTTAATACGACGGCCACCCGCATTGTAGCCCAGCACGTCAGTGTGGGTCAAGGCGTTCACCTTATGAGGATTGACGATATACTCACCACCACCCTCGAGAGGACGATCTAGCTTCCAAACCTTCGTGTTCTTGTGCAGGTCCTTCTTCATCATGATTGTGCCTTGGGAGACATCGACGATGTTCTCTGTTCCTAGGGCCTCATCGGTCACCTTACCGGCTATACGGGTACCATCGGGCAATGTCAGGCCATAGAAGCCCTGCCGGATGTACTTCTGCATACGGTTGTGTGCCTTCATCATGAAAGCAGCATCGTTGATAGAGAGAATCTCGTTGAATGCATCAAGATCCTTCTGTGTAGGCTTCGCCCCTGTCGGGTGGTGTGCAGCGAAGTGGATAGCGAAGTCTGAATCTGTGTAGTGCTCACGGATGAAGGAGTCCTTGCCGTCACGCAGCTGCTTGAAGACCTTAGAGATGGTATTCTGAGACTCACTGTTCAGTCCGTTCAGGACCTTCATTGATTTCTTGATAGCACGTCCGTTATTCAGTAGACCTACTGCACCCTCTGCCATGATAGCGAGGTCATTTAGGAGTGTGCTCTCTGTCGCATTCTTAGAGCCAGTGAAACGAGCTAGGGCTGTGCCTACTGCGTTCATCATTGACTTCGTGGGTAGTTCATCCACGTATGCGGCTGGATCGAGGATCTCCTCAAGCTCAACATAGAACCCTTTGCCTGCATCTGCGGGGTCTACCTGCACAGCTTTGGCCGTAGGGTAGTTCTCACGCATCTTCCGTGCCATATTCTCGGCACCACGCTCGGTCTTATAAGGGGAACCAGTCCTTGGCGTACCAAAGGTGAGGTTCATCCTGATGTTCCCCGTCACATCGGAGCGGAGGGGGTGACGTACGTTAACGATCGGGTTGTTTGTGGTCTTACGAAGCGTGTCAATCGCCTCAGTGTAGGCCCGCTGTACTTCAGGGGCGTTGACATCACGTCCAAGCACACCCTTCGAGGTGGCATCGGTGATTTCATCTACAAGATGGTTTTCATTAGCGATACGGACACCCACATTGGAGGGTACCTTAACAGGTGCCGGTGCTCCGGGGTCCATTACTTCTGGTTTCAGGTCGTTGACAGTCCTAGGAGCGGGCGTAGGACCCTGCGCAAGGCGCTCAGCGGCCTCCCCAGCGGCCTTTGGACCCTTGAGTGCGGCCAACCTACGTAGAGGGGTCGTAGCCTTGACCAGCTGGACAGCCTTGAGGGCTGCGAGGGGTGCAGCAACCACGTCAATGACACCAAACGTACGGTTCATCAGCTCATGGTCGTCGTACCCAGCGTTTCCGAACTCCGCTAGGCCATCAGCCAAGGCGAAGATGTTGTCGGACTTGAAGAACCCTTCGTTGCGTAGGTCCGCGACGTAGCCTTCGATGAACTGCTCGTACTGTGTAGCGTCCATAGTCATGGCAGCAGTGAGTAGTTCCTGTCCCTTCCGCTCATTACGGTTGGTGATCTGCTCGTAGCCACCGATAGGGACAGCACGTACGAAGTACCGATCGATAAAGTCGGTAGCATAACCGGTGAACCCGGAGTCCTCCATGACCTCAGCGATAGCAGCTTCGAACTTCTCTTGTCCAATCTGTAGGTTCGTGGCAAGACGTGTAGTAGTAGCGTCAATGAGAGGGTCGCCAAGAGCGATTGCCTGCTCCATGTACAGGTTATCCTGTGTGGAGAAGAACTGGCGTTGCTTGTCAGCCTCATCATCTAGTAGTAAAGCAGTTTCTTCAGGAGTTTTATCCGCTTCAAACCCTGCCTGAGCGATCTGTGCTGGAGCAGTGGCTGTATTCTTAGCTACTTCTGTCTTGACACCACGTACAATAGAAGGGTCTCCCTCAGAGATAGCCTTTTCGACTACCTCCGAAGGAACATTCCCTACCATATTAATGGCGGTCGCCTCATCTTCTGCACGTTGCTTACTGATGTACTTACGAGCCTGAGCCGTTAGGTTCAGTGGGTCGAGACTCGCTTCGTGCTCAGTGATTGGACCGTCTGCCATTTAATATACCTTACTGTACGTCTGCGCCGACACCGAGATCAGGGGCCTTACCTGATCCCATAGCTCCGAAGCCACCGAGTGCACTGAATGCTTGGCTTCCTAGTTGGGCAACGCCAGACCATGTAGCCGCTCGTTGATTCTGCTTAGATACGATCTGGGATAGGTTAGACTGTTGGGACGAGTGTCCTAGTGCCCCACCTAGCCTCGAGCCAATCGAACCGATACCGCCAGCAGCTCCTGAACTACCTCCCGATCCTGCTCCTTCAGCTCCTGCCATTGCCTGAGCACGTGCGAGCTGAGCTTGTCGAATGTTCTGTCGAGCTGACCGACGACGTTGGTTAG